CCGGAGCCGGAGCCGGAGCCGTCGCCGTAGCCGTAGACGGAGCCGGAGCCGGAGCCGGAGCCGGAGCCGTAGCCGGAGCCGTAGCCGGAGCCGGAGCCGTCGCCGGAGCCGGAGCCGTCAATGAATTGCTTACTTCCAGTCATTGATTTGCTCCTTCACTCCTGGCGCGGTCGGGATCAATTCACAGACGCCGGTCAGTGCGATCACTGGGTTCAGAACGTCGATCTTGCAGCCCTTTTCAGCGATGCCGCATTGCGCCACACCGGACAGCGCTATGCCGTCCTTAGCCCTCCAACTCCATAGGCGGCGAGAGTCCTTTAGGATGACGTTCTCACCATCCACGCTCATAACTTCGCCAGCGTGTATGCCTGCTGAGTAGCAGCGAGCAATGACGTGTTTGCCGACAAATGGGTGGGGTGCGTTGTTGGCTGGCAGGGTGCCTGGCTGTTGCCCGAACATGGCGGCAATCTGGCGCGCTTGGGAAATGGTCAAGTTGTCGATGTTCATGTCAGTCCTTGGTTGTGGTGGTTGGGGGCATGTCATTCATTCCTTCCTTGCTCGGGCAGCGTCAATGGCGGCTCTCAGAGTCGGTCCGTAGCCGGGCTTGTAGTCACTTTGCACGTAGTACTGCCCATCGTTTGGCGCATCAATCACAATGCCCATACAGAGGTCTTGCAGGTCTTGGCAGGCGATCCAATCCAGTAGCTCCGCATCTACCCGCAGCGCCTCCACCTCTGCTGCGAGCTGGTCGCGGTCAGCAAGGAGCCTCGTGTATTCGTCAGGCGGCGCAATCCGAGCGGCTGCGCGGGCCACACGTTCCATTTCATCGACCACGCTGGTTCCGTTGCCGGTAATGTCAGCGCAGCCAGTCACAGCGCGGATCGCTTCGACAGCAATTGCACGAACTGCGTCCGCTTGGATTAGCTGCGCATCATGCAGGGGCTTGTGTTGGGAGGTCATTGCTGCATCCCCCTTGCTGCCTGCTGAGCACGCTCCTGGGCCAGACGCTCAAAGGCTTGATCCATCGCTTGGCTAGCGTCTTGCTCCTGGCGCTTGGGTTCAAGCTGGCGTTGAAGATCGCGCTTGTAGCGGGCTTGGGTGCGGTGGGAGGTTTTCATGCTTCGATCCTTTCCAAGTCGGCCGGATGGCAGTTGCAGGTCCGACCGCGATAGCGGGTGTCAAGATAAAAGGCCACATCGAAATTCGCGCTGTCGTTGTGTCCGACGATGGTTCCGAGCTCGCCGCACCGGACCTCAAAGGCGTAGACCTGGCTCATGTTCAGCTACCTTCCTGGCCAGAGAACAGGTCAGCTGTTAGGGTGTCGGGCTCGGGCGCCGGCTCATCAGCAATTTCCGGCTCGGTGAGGTGTTGGTACTCGGCCAGGTCGCCGCGCAGCAGGAAGACACGAACAGGGAATGTGCCCTCGTCGCGAGCCTTCATGAAGTCGCGACCGATCCAGCAGGGGCGGTCCTGGGCATCAAGGCAGATGGTGTCAGAGGACTTGACGCCAATCTGCTTCCACGCGCGCTGGGCATGGTTTACCCATCCTGAGAAGCTGCCGAACTGGAACAGCTCTGGTCCGAGGTTGACGATGACTTTCATGCCGCCTCCAACCTCTTCTCAACCGCCACAGCCAGCACATGAGCACTGATGCCCCGGCAGATGGCAGGGAAGTCCGACTCGCGATAGAGGCAAGCGCGCTTGTCCATCGCGGGATCAAAGCCAAGGTCCGACAGCAGCACAGCAGAGACCGTGAAGCCAAGGCGCGTGTTGATGGCGCCGAGGTTGATCATGCGATCGTCGGCCGGGCGGATAGGGCTCACACTTGCCGAAACGAGGCCCGCGTCGGCCGTTTCCGGCTCCGCCTTCAAAACCTGTTGAGGGGCCTGCGCTTGGGTATCTTGTGCTGCCGCAGCGAGTTGCCGGGAGTGCTCCATAGCCTCGATTGCGCGTTTAGCTTCTTCATCGCGGATGTACTGCTGGCGCTGGCGTTCTTCGGCCTCTTGCTGGTGCTGGATGCGGGCGGCCTCTTCGGACCGCTGGCGCTCCAGCTTGGCGGCTTCCTCGGCGCGGATGCGATCGCGCTCCGCTTCCAGGCGCTTTGCCTCGGCCGCCTGGTGCTCGCTGATGCGGTTCTTGACTAGTGCCGCCAGATCATCTGGAGCCTTCTGGACAATGGTGGCCGCATCGGCGAACAGGAAGGCGTGCTCGCTGGCCAACTCGCGCAGGGTCTTGAGGTTGGCATCGATTTTGTCGGCGATGGCGCTGGCTTCGATCTTGGCGCGGGCAAGTTCGGTGCTCATCGCATCGCGCAGGCTCTGCACGGTCTTCTTGCCCTTGATGGCGCCGGCAAAGTCGGCCGCGATGGCGGGCATGTAGGGCTTGCCAAGGCGGGTGTTCAGGGCAGCGATGTGCTCAGACAGCGCATTCTTCCCCTCGAAGACGATCTCGGTCTTGATCTGCTCCTTGCGGGCAGCCACCGACTTCTCACTGGCCAGCCGCGCCGTGCGAGCGATGTTCTTGAAGTCGGCCACCATACGGCGCATGGATTCCACATCGGACATTTGGGCCAGGGCATTGGTCTCTGCCGCGTCGAGCGCCTCTTCGGCGCGCTTCAGGGCCTTGCAGGCGGCCTCAGCGTCGGCGAACTCCTGATCGGTTGAGGGCTTGGCCGGTATGCGATCCACGAATGCATGCAGGGCCGCGCCAAAATCGGGCAGGTTCGATGCGACAACCAGTTCTCCGCTCATGCGCACCGACACGGCAGGCAGAGATTCTTGAGCCGATGCGGTCACAGGGGCGACGACTTCGGCGGGGACGTAGGTGGCGAGGTCGGATTCAAATTGAGCCCACCCGGCAACGATCTGAGCGCGCAAAACCTCGTCGGCGTAGTACCACGTATGGCGCTGCTCGGCCAGGGTGTCGCCGCTCCACTTGGTTGCCATGAACAGGCACTTCTCTGCGCCACTCACCAGCAACTGCTGCTCCATCTGCACGCGGTAGTGCAGCGGCAGCAGGGCACCGCATGCTTCGTCAGTGATGACCGAGCGCAGTTCGTCGTTCAGGCTCTTGTGCTCAAACGCGATGTCGTTCATCAGCGTCAGGCCGTCGAAACTGGCAGACAGCTTGCCATCGGTCCCGACGACGGGGTAAAGCTCTTCGCCGATGATTTCCTCGGCCAGCGGGCGGGTCAGCGCTTCGGCACGGTGGCCTGCGTCAAACAGGCGCTGCGTGCCGGCGTCAACGTCAGCCGTCAGGCCGGTCGCCATTTCGTGCATCAGTTGTGTGCGTGTCTTGTAGGGCGAAAAGCCCATCATGGCCGGCGCATCGCTGGCGTTGAAGAAACTGGCGCGGTGGGCATGCCATTCGGCGCTGCCCTGGGTCAATTGATGCAGTTGCACGATGATTACTCGGTGGGTTGGTCGGCAGGCTTCAGCGCAGCGATGCGCGATTCCTGATCCGGCGTCAGCGCGCCCTTGGACTTGGCGAGCGCCAGAATGTCGGCAGAGGTCTTGAGGCCAGCAGCCACGGCCTTAGTCCAGCGGGCCAACTGCTCGGCGAACTTGTCTTCGGGCCATGTGGCCGGTGCTTGCGCTTCGGGCGGCGACTCGGCGCCGACCAGCGAATCGCGCAGCGCTGCGTCCAGGTCTTCCAGGTCTTGGCCGAACATATCGGACGCCGCCGTGACGTTCAGCACCATGCCAATCTTGGCGCGCTTCTCGGCCATCTTCAGGACCGTATTGGCAACGTCTGCAGGCTCAGTGCGGATCTGCTTGGTCTCCCAGCTCTTGCCGAACTTAATACGGCGCAGAGCGGGCGACGTGGCTTCGAATTCATTGTCGTGAACGGCCCTGCGCCACTTGTACTTTTCCTCGTTGGACGAGGCTTCACCGACACAGCTGCCAAGCGTGACGCCAGACAGTTGGTGAATGCCGCGGCAGGTCACTCGGTAGCGCACGCTTTCTGCTGTGCTCAGGTCTTCAATGCTGAATTCCGGTGCGATGCGGAAGGTCATGCACAGCACATCGGCGCCCGGCTGAAACAGTGTGGGCTTGTCGGTGCCAGGGATCTTGCCGTAGTGAAGCTCGGGCTTCATGACGGCGCGCATGACGTCTTGCACAACCATGGCGTGCTGGATGACTTCAGACGCGGACAGGCGACCACTGGACTGGACGATGCCGCGCTGCGGCAGTTCGACAACAGAATTCATAACACTCTCTCTTGAAGTTGGGACTCAGGCCAGCACCGAAACAACCGCAACGGAGCCGACGAAGAGGATGGCAGCGATAAGCGCGCCAAATGCGGTGAACTCACTGACGCTGACCTCGGCGATGTGATCGAGCTTCATGCTGGCCACGCCGTGAGGGCAAGGTGAAGAGCAACCAGAGCGCCAGCAATCACGGCGCCGAGGATTGCGTAGACCCTCAGCACTTCCATGGTTGCGCTCTCGGACTGGTCTTCGTCGTCAGGATTCTGGCAAGCCGACGCCACAGGGCAAGCCGTCTGGCCATGTCGGCAAGGGTCGCCAGAGCAGGGGCGCTCAGCCCAATCGGCGCAGTCGGAGTGAAGGTGAGCGCTCATACCGTGTGCTCCATCGTTTCGCTCATTCCCTCGGCCTGCGCTTCAGGCAAGCGGAAGGGCACAGTTAATTCGCCATTGGCCCGCACGATCTCAGCCTTGATGGCGGCAAGCTGTTCGGTTTGGCTGGCGATGGCCGGCTTGTAGAGCTCGGCCTTACCGGCGTGAGTCACTGAAGCAGCGCGGTAGGCGCAGGCCTGCAGATGGCTCTCTTGCTCATCTGCAATCAAACTCAGTTCTCGCGCTTGGTCCAGATGCCAAGAGGCCGACGAGTACAGGCGGCGCAGTTCCTCTTCGGCCATGGCGTGCGCCAGGTAGAGGACGCCGAGGCGGGCGGCGATCACTCTGTCACCTCGACTGGCTTGCCGTCCTGCAGACGGTAGGCGACGCCGGACTTGATGCCGTCTTCGCCAACATAAGCCAGGACGGTTCGGTAACGCTCAGCGCTCGAATCCCATGCCTGGAATCGAAGCTCGGACTTCTCGCCGCCCATCAGCGTGGAGCGGGAGCCGCCCGTCAGCGTGGAGCGGGAGCCGCCCGTCAGCGTGGAGCCGTAGCCGCCCGTCAGCGTGGAGTCGTCGCCGCCCGTCAGCGTGGAGCCGTAGCCGCCCGTCAGCGTGGAGCGGTAGCCGCCCGTCAGCGTGGAGTCGTCGCCGCCCGTCAGCGTGGAGCCTTCGCCGCCCGTCAGCGTGGAGCCGTCGCCGCCCGTCAGCGTGGAGTCGTCGCC